CAATAATATGATTATCTTTTAATTGATTTGCAAAATCATCAATAATAATCATTGAATATTCAATATGTTTAGAATTTTCTTTTATTTAGGCAATTGTTAGCTTATACGCGTCACCTAACGGATCACCCTCACCCTTGTCAGTGACAAGAATAGAACCAATGCGTGCAGCATACAGGAATCGTGAACGCCACCAGCCTGAACCAGCATGTGGATACGGTGGTGACAGGATGCCCCAACGGTCATTGTAGAAGTTTAGAACGTCTAGCTCTGTATCAAGACGCTGTCCGCCAAGTTTACGAATTAGCTTACGACTGCCAACGATCTCAACCGGCCAGCCTGGATTTTTCTTTTCAAGCCAAGTATCGTGTGGCATCAACGCGCCAAGCACCCAAGCCTTTTCCTTCTTCTCTGGAGGTGTTGGTGTTACCGCAGCAAGAGTATCAAACACAACGCTGGTTGGGTCAAGTGCCTCAATACGTCCAACGTCCTTTGGCATACGCTTGCGCACACCTGTTCTATCACCCCACGCGTACATCGGGCAAACTGGAACCATGCCAGCAGCCCATCGTGCGTCAAGCATGTCAATCGCTGTCTGCACAAGTTGTTTTTCGTAAGGCTGAACACTTTCATCGGTGTCCATCATGTAGTAACGCTCGATATAACATTTCTTAGCAGCCTCTGGATCCTTCTCACGGATACGTTCTAGCGCTGCCTCAATATCTGCACGACTAAAGTAAGTTGCGCCCTCTTCACCGCGATGTTCTGTACCTACAAGAAGGTGCTTATACAGCATCTGCGGTTTGCGCATAAGAGCCTTTGCGCCGTTAAAAACTGTGTTGAACTGCCAGTCGTCAAAGAATCCGACCGCAGGCAATCCTGAAGATAAAGTGTAAAGTGCACCCATTGCACCTTGACGTCCATTTAGCGAGTTTAGTGGCGCAAGGTTTATCCAAGCCATGTCATAACCTGACAGGTCCTCGCCAGGTGTGACCTTACGCCAATCAACCTCGTGACCAAGGTCTTGCATTGCCTTTGCGACGTGTGCAGGCACGTCAATCTTTTGTATCGTGCGTCGTTCAGTGTTGATCTGTAAGGCCGTAAAGCCTGTCATTAGAATTTTCATTGTTCTCCCTTATCGTTGGATCACCGTCCATGACGCATTTGCGCCATGGACGATGATACCAGACGATTGTTGATTTAGAACGGAGCAGCTGGTGGTGCTGGTGGCGCAGGTGGAGCGTCCACCACTGCTGCTGCAGGTGCAGGTGCAGGTGCAGGTGCTGCCGCTGGTGCAGGGGCAGGTGCTGGCGCAGGTGCTGCCGCAGCGGCAGCTGTTGTTCCAGTGGCTCCTGCAGTTGCAACGTAGTACATCTTGATTTCGTTCTTCTTTGAACCGTTCCATGTGCGTGAACCAACCTGTGCACGGAATGTACGGTTCTGAAGAGCTGCCTCAATTTGTGCGTTACTTGGATTTGATGCAAAGAACTCGCGACCAAGACCAAGCGCTGTCATCTTGCGGAAGAACATGCCAAGCGCAGCAGGGCTGTCAGGCGTAACCACTAGGTTGTCCCAAACAAGACGCTTTGCATGCGCTCCTGCTGTAACCTGTGCCTTTACGGCAAACATGGTCTTACCTGACTGTGCAACCTTTGCAGTTGCTTCGATAATCTGAAGGTCGTAGTCACCATCAGGAAGTGGCTCGTAGTTGCCACCGACTTCTCCGGCGTCCTTTACCAGGTCGCCCCAGTTGAGTGTACTCACTGTGTTTTCTCCTTATGTATTGCGCTAACCGACTTGGCTAGGACGCTGCTTTTTTCTTGTTTGCGGCTTTCTCTCCGAAAACCATATCCAGCATTCTTTCAATGCCGAGATCTTGCTGTTCTACTACCTTGCCAAGACGACCTTGCACGCGCTCGCCAGCTTCATAAGTATCTGTGCGCTCGACATACATGCGACGAACCTTGAACGGAGGTTGCAGTGGATCAGGGTTAGGTACAGTCTCAACGTTTATTGCGCCAAGAATGTCGTAGAAGTACGGAGCCTGAATTGCTAGCTGACCCTGTAGGTACGGACGCATGCGACCGTCCTGTCCTGGTCGTGCCATTGCAGTCAGCACAACAGCTTCTAACGGCTGTGTTGGGTGCATTGTTAGGTCACGTAGATCACGCAATAGCGCACCCATGTGACGTAGCAGTTCACCCCACTGCTGCATCTTCATTTGCTCGGTACCTGCGATTGAATCCATGCACTTCACTTGAAGCTCTGAGATTGAATCGATGATCAATGACTTAAACTGGTGCTTACCAGTTTGCAGCCACTGGAACGATTTGAGAACTACATCGTAGTCTCGTACCGTCACAACCACTGTGTCCCATGTTCCATCTGCAACGGGAGGTTCCTCGCGCAGAGGGTCCCAGTACTTTACGTTGATAGGCAGGAATCGGTGTCCACCCTCAACGTCAAGCATGAGACGAGGATACGGTGCGGTTACTGCAAAGCTTGATTTACCAACCTTTGACTCTCCATACACCATGATTGTGAGGGAACGCTGTACTTCGTTTGACATACGTCACTCACTTCCTTTTTTCTCTTCTGTGTTACCGTAGTAACCATATGGGTCGGCGACCGCATATGAATCGCTAAGTGCTTGTTCAACGGCGCTACCGTCGTCAAACATTGGGCACAGAGCGAAAAATGGGCACTTCCACTTGCAGTCACGCGATGGACGCGGATACGCTACAAGTTGATGTGTAACACCCTCATCGAGTGCTTTGCGGACACTTAGCATGTCGCTAACTGTTCCGTGTAGTCGCTGCCAGAAATTACGCAGCGAGAAAACATTGTGACGAACTTCCATCTGCTCGTAGAATGGCGGGCGAGCGTTCGCAGATCGTTTGACCTTCTTCAACATCGTGAAGATACCGCCTTCTGATCTTTCGCCTTCTTTATTTTGCGCAGCCTCGAGTGTCATGTAGGTAAGGATCTGTTCGTTCATGTGTGCCATTGACGCGAAGTCAGTAAAGGAACCACCGACAGTCTTAAAGTCACGGAACATACGCACGCCGTCCGCCTTGCGACGCACGCGCATGTCGATCTTGCCTTGAAGGATAACCTTGCCATCAAACATTGGCATCTCGATTATCTCTTCCGTAGAGATCATGTCTAGCTCTGCGTCAATTCCATTTTCCTCCACCCAGTCAAGGTAACCCTCAAGCATGATGCGACCAAGTTCTGCCTCGGAGTCGAGATCGTAGGTGTCGCGCATTTGTTCCTCGAGAACCGCACGATCCTTTTCAACGTGAAAGCGGTGCGCCTCAAGAAGCGGTGTGCCTTTACTGTAGTAGTCGTCAAGCGCCGCGTGAACACGTGAACCAAGCGCGAGTGCACCCGTCATGTTTTCTGCGCGTGGCTTTAGGCGACGGTAGTAGCTAAGCCACCACTTGCGACGACAATCCTTGAAGGTCTGTATCTCTGAGTTTGAGATACGCAACGGTCCTTGCGTCATTTCGGTCATAGGTTTCCTGCCTTATCATCCTTGAGTAATGCAAGCAACTGTGCCTTATCGCGGACGATGGCTTCAAAGTTGTCTGCCTTTGTTTCGAGTACCTGCAAGACGCGCTCCTCGACTGTTCCTTCTGTCACGTAGTCAGTGACAATGATTGAATCGTGAATCTCTGATCCAATACGGTGCACACGATCCAACGCCTGCTTATGATCTACAAGAGACCACGGACGTTGCAGCATGATTAGACGACGCGCGGTTGTAAGTGTAATTCCAACACCACCAGCCTGTGCCGTAAACAAGATCCACTTGATCTTGCCAGATTGAAAATCGTCAACCGCTTGTTGACGCTCGTCCTCAGTTTGAGCACCAGTGATAAGACCGTGTTCAATCTTTTCCTTTGTTAGTGCTGCGCTGAGTAACTCTATAAGCTGCCGTGATACCGCACAAACGGCAACACTGTCATTACCAAAGTCGCCGTTCTTGATGTCGTCCATAAGCGCGTCAACCTTACAGGACGGCTCAGTAAGACGTGCCTTTGACTCACCTGTTGCCTCATCAATGTCCATCTCTGCGTAAGAGCTTGCAAACTGCAACAGGCGTGTTGTTTGAGTCAGTGGCGATGGCGCGGTAACAATGTCACCACCCTCAAGCTCAGCAATCATAAGATCACGCATTTGCTTATAGGCTTTTTCCTGTTTTGTTGACATCTCAATGTCACGGCGCTCAAACATCATCTCTGGCAGCCAAGGAAGCACCACCGACTTTAGCATGCGGCGCATGCGTGGGTTTAGTGTCGCGTCAAACTCTGATTGCATGTGAGGCTTTACACCTAGAACCATCATTCCACCAAATGCGTTTAGCATTGTGTCAACCATGCGGTCAATCCAGCGAGTCTTGCTTGGCCACTCTTCTGGAGCAAGCCAGTGAAGGATAGACCAAAGATCTAAAACGTTGTTTGCAATAGGTGTACCTGTAAGGGCAAAGCGAATAGGTGCGTCACCTGTTGCAGCCCACAGTGCGCGTGACTGCTTGCTCTTTGGCTCCTTTGAACGGTGAATCTCGTCAGCAACTACAGAGTTGAAGCTAATCCTGTTGAGTTCACGCTCGTGAACCTCGCAACGGTTTTCACTTACTTTTTCATCGTGACCACCGCAAGTGGTGCAACGCGCGAGCGCAACTGATCCATACGGTGCAAGTCGTGAGTGAGATCTTAGTGATTCCCAGTTGATTACGTACACGTCTGCTTGCTCTTCAAATACCTTGCGACGCTGGTTGGCTGATCCCTTGATAACCTCGACCTTTACGTCAGGCCACCATCTTGCAAACTCACGTTTCCAGTTTTTCTTTAGCGTGTTAGGGCAAACGATTAGTGCAGGGAATGGTTCCTCTCCGTTTTCCTGTAGCTTCTTTAGTGCGCGGATAGCCTGTGCTGTTTTACCTAGTCCAGGCTCGTCAGCAAGTAGCGCACGTTTTGCAGTTGCAAGGAACGCAACACCTGCTCGTTGGTGTGGAAATAGGTCCTCATTAGAGGCGTCTTCAAGGGTCTCTAGGACCCGAAGTTCGTTCGCTGGGGTAATACGTTTAGTCATCTC